CGTGTATGCGCTAGAATTAAACGCAGTAACACGGATGACACTTGCTATGATTGCATGGGCAGGGGTTATTTGCGCGATAAGCTATATACCAGCAAACAAGTTGCCGCCCAGTTTAAGCGTTATGAACGTCAAGAAAAAAAGCGCATTGAGACTGCTCATGTCAATTCTGAGATTAATGCGTTGCATAGCATCAAGAAAAAAGTGCGTGATGGCTTACGCAATATTGAGCGCATTAGAATAGCTAAGGTCAGTGACTTTATTGGTTCTGTCGGTGAACGTATTGAGCGCGATGTCACTCTGACATTTACACACGGCTTTGAAGGCTTTTACGGTATGACTTGGATTAACTCAATGGTTGATGCTGACGGCAATGTGATTGTCTATAAGGGTGGCAATCGCCTTGGGCAGAAGGGTGACACGTTCACTATCAAAGGCACAGTCAAAGAACACGCTGTGTATAAAAAAATCAAACAGACGGTTATTAACCGTCCTAAGAGGGGGTAATTATGATCACAAAAGACAAGATCAAATCTAAATATCGCTGGCTCGACTTGGACGAGCTTGATTACAAGTACATCCAGTGGAACACCCACTATGTGCGTGGCACGATATCTGCTGGTGACTTCAGCCAGTTTGAACAGGCGTGGGTTGAACTGATGAACGAAAACATGACCGCCATTGATAGCGGCGTTGAACCAATCACAGGAGCGAATTATGAGTAAGCAAATTATCTTTATCAGCAAAGATTACCAGATCGAGGCTGACCATCCGAATTACACCTTGCAGTCGTTTGTCGGCGGCAAGAAAGAGTGGCGCAATGTCGGCTTCTATTCGTCTGTTAAAAGCGCAGTCAAAAAGTTTATCGAGTTAAACCCACTGGATGAGAAAGAAATGACGCTGGTTGAGTATGCTGACCGTGTTATGGCATCCGCAGAGGGAATGGTTGAGAGGGGGATCAAGTAATGGCTAGAGTAATGATGAATGTAATACTGGGTGGCTTTGCGGTACTTTACTGTCTTAGCTGGACTAACATAATCCACGATCAATACAATTTTTGGGGCTTGCTTTATTATTTCGGCAACCTATAATAGTGCCATGCTTATGGCATGGATTTTCCTCCCCGACTGACCCAGTGGTTTCTCTCCTTTCGCCACTGGGTCTTTTTTTGCCTAGATATTTAGTGTGAAAAATAGGTGGGTATTATTCCCACTATTTTGTTAAGCCCTTGACCTTCTCGAAAGTTCTGAGGCCGCCTAGACCTAACATCCCAAGCAGGACTGTCATCAGGCTTTCCATATCGAACTGAGGCAACTCAGGTATCTCTATGCCAAACCAACCTGTAAAGAACAGCGTGACAGGTACGCCGACAAAGTGCCACGCCATAGCTATGCCGCAAGTCCAGCCGATGAATGGTCGCCATCCGGCAATGAATAGATTGCGTGACTGGGCTTCTGCCTTGTTGATATCAAGCTGACCCATAACCTGATCTTGGATATGCTTCTGGGACATTGTGGCAAGCTCGTGTGCCAGCCTTGCCTTCTGGTCTTTGTCTTCAATAAACTTGTCTAAAAGCCCTGTGATCGGGGCGATAAGTGACTCAATCATGAGCTATCTCCTGATGGTTTGCTGTTGACATACAGGCCGAACCAAGCCGCCCCTGCGCCGACTATGACGGAAAACCCACCAGCTTGGGCGTTATTCGGCTCTGGCAAAGACATGAACCACTGGCAGAATTGATAGAAGACTATCATGTAAGTGAATATCAATGCCCTTGGAACGATACGCCAAGCGTCTAGTTTTTTCGGGGTCATTGCCATTCACCTGTTCTCATCATCTCAGCCAAGTGTTCAGCCCTGTGACCGACTTGCTTGCGCCACATACTGTTAAGCATCTCAGAAGCCGCCAATTCAAAGTTGCCAGCGTGAATAGCGTCCTTAGTATTCCGAAACTTGTCGAAGCGTGGCTGTCCTAGATTGAACATCATGCTAATAATGACGGCCTTGCGTGGCTCGTTCAAGCTGTCCCAGAAGGTGTATTTCTTGGCGGCCTCGATCACCTGATTAATATCGTTCATCAGCAAAAACTCTGCCTCTTTAGCAGAGATACCGCCGCCCAGACGCTCGTCTATCAAGCGTCCATAACCAATAGTCAAATAACCCTCAGAGTCCTTGTAGGCGTGTTCTACAAAGCCCTCATGCTGTTTGATCAAGTCGATCAGTTGTTGTGTATGATCCAAGGTCAACCTCTTTCTGCATCAGCTTACTTACCTCAACGCCCATATTGTATAAAACATTTTGCATTTCATTGTCACTAGCCTTGCCGCGACCAGTCATAAACACCTCGACAGCATCACCTGTATGGGGGTGAAAGCTGACAGTCACTGCCAGACCCATTCCTAGCTCTGTGGTGACGCATGGTCGTCTGTTGGGTAAGCTCATCTCTCAGTATCCTTATGGTTTGATCCCAGCTATCTATCTCACGCTCTGCGCTGTTGAAATAGCTCACTGGCATTGTTAGTTTGATTTTGTCCACTGAGGATACAGGCATAAAAAAACACCCTCGCTGTTCAGAAGACACGAGGGCTAGGATATCATAATCCTCGCCAGTCGGAAATCGTTTATTGCCGCCTTTGCCTACTGGGAACTGCAAACTTTTTGTGCTTTGTTTCTGTGTGCCTAATCGCTTTGACCAACAACACGATCTAACCTGTACCCGATAACATTCTCTGCCTTTATTGGCTATGAGGTCGAAGGCATCCTGTTGTGCCATCGAGCAAGCCCAGCCGCGCTGTAATATGGCGGCTGATGCCAAGTGTTCGCCAACCAGACCAGCAGTGGTGTTACTGAGGTCTGGGTCGGCTATGTAAAGTTCAAGCGGCAATTTCGTCAAGTCGTTTTTTCACTGTGTTTAGGTCTGACAACATATACATATCAGCACGTTTATATTTCTTCTCCGCATAATACACAGTTGTGTGGTCTGTGCCAAACACTCTACCGATATCTGAATAATTTGCCCTTGTGTAGCGCAGTGCCGCCACCATTGCCAGATGCCTAGCGGTGACAACGCTTTTCTGTCTCCGGCGGCTAACAATGTCGATCACAGGCACACGCTTTATCTCACTCACGATGTTAACGATGTCCTTGATCCTCACATAATGAGCATCACGGCGGTCATAGGCTGTCAAAGTCAAGGGTTTTCCGAACAAAACTTTTATTGCGCTCGATATTCTTGTTAAAGCATTCATGGTCACAAAATACCTCTCTTTTTGCGTTGGCTAGACCTTGTGTCTTCCAACTAAATTGTTGATTACAATAGTGGCAAGTGCCGTTGCCACCCCACGGTTGCCGCCCAGTGCGGTCAATCTTTTTTGCTTTCTTCACGGCGTTCAGCCCTTCTGCGTTCCAGTGCAACGGTTATTAACCGTGAAGCTAGGTCAAGTTGTTCGTCCGGCGATTGTCGATAAATAAACATATCATCACAATCCTCTGCCGTTATAAGTATACCGAACTCACGAGGCACAACCAGTTTGACCTTGCGGTTCTTACTGGCTGTGACTTGTGGCTTACGGCGAAACCTAGAAAGGAACGTCATCATCTAGGGCTACCTGTTGTTGCGCCTGTGGCTGTGGCTGTGCCGCACCGTTAGGCTTTGCGTCTTTTAGTGACAACGCAAGACTCATGTAAGTTTCTTTTTTAGCGGATACTTTGTTCCACGCTGAAAGCCAGTATTCCACGCCGTCAATCTCACATGATCCAGTCATGTCAGGTTGTTTAGGGTTATCCTTTTTGTGGTTCACAAATAGAACGCCTCGAAGGTTATTATCATAATCAGCCATGTGCTAGAATCTCCTGTTTGCGTTGGCTAAACAAAGCTCTTTGTTCTGGTGTCAGAGGTTCTGGTGCTAGAGACAAAGAGACACGGTTATAAAGAGTTTTAAGGCTCTCTAAGTCAGGTGCTAACCTGATTTCTTGGTCAAGAGGGATAGACACCTTCTTGAAATCTTTAGCTGGTGGTGGCGCAGACGGCGCAGGACTGCTTGAAACAGTTTGCGGCAGGTCTTCACCTTGGAATAGATATGCGCCCAGTCCTAGCGCGGCTATGGCCTTTGCCAAGCAACGCTGAAGCGACTTGTTCACCTCAAAGCTGTCTGGGTTCTGGATCGGCTTATTAGCGTGGTTCAGGACAGGCATAATCTCTGTGCATGACGCATCTTGGCTTGGAACGGATACTGTGACTTGCACATAGCCGTAGCCATTGGGGTCTAGCATATAGGGTAGGCCGTTAAAGATATGCTTGTGATAGGTGGCATCAGGATGGTGGTCTTTAAGGATAGACCAAGCCCATGCCCAGCTAAGATAGGTAAAGCCGTTTTTCTTTTCGGCGTATTTGTTAACGTCAACGGCTGATAGTGTATTCCACACAGATTTGTTTATAGATTCCATAATGTCCTCGCTTCATCAATAAACTGGTTGTTCCAATAAAATGGATGGTTAAATTCTGGCTCTACCAGACCAGCAAGCACCTTGGGGTCGGTGCTGATTGCCAGTAGGTTTTGCCGGATTAATGCCCTACGCCGCAAGTCGTACAGGCAGAACTCTAAGTGTTCAGGTGACAGCTTATCGCAGTTGTCCTGATCAAAATGCGCTATGTCAGTGTCGCTAATATAGACGATGTTAGGCTTTAAGCCTGTTGCCTTTTGATACACAGCAACTTGACATAGGTGGTTATAGTCTGGCTCTTTTGGCATAGCTGGCTTAGACCAGCCACGAGTGCCGTCCTTTTTGATTTGACCTTTGCGTGGTGCTTTGGTCTTCATCTCGTACAGATTGCCGTCATGTACCAAGTCAATGTAGCCAGTAAGCGGTATGGATACATCAGGCAGTTCCAGATGTATCTTATGCTCTGCTTCTGCGCCCACCATCTCAGCAAAATGCTCACAGCCAAGCCGGACGGCTGGGTCAATGCGTTCACGGAACTCGATGCGCTTTTCCTCGTCCTCGTCAGCCGGATGAAAGTCATAGTCCAGCAACGCCTGATCAACAGCCTGATCCATGTCAACATAGCCGCCAAGATAAGCCTGTATGCCATTGTGGACGGCAGTACCGTAAGCGGCGTTCTCTCCGACTGTGATCGCTCTGCGCTGATCCTTGTCAAGATAGACATACTCAAACAGCCAGTTAGGTGTCGGCCTCAATAGCTGTGATGGGCTGAAGTGATCCAGACCAATCTTTAAGAAATTTTCTTCACTCATGTTCTTCAACCTTTATAAATTCCACATCGCCGATCACAAATCCTCTTTGAGACATACTGCTATGGCGTTTTCTTAGCCGCGCCTCTGCCAACTCCATTGCTTCACTGCCTGACCGCGCACACAGAACAAGCTCTTTATAAAACTCAACCACAAAACTAACTTTGTAGTTTTTACATTTATGATGTGCCGTTTTTGTTCTTGTTGGGTTAACTGTCGCCATGACTGACCTCACGATGATAAATTTGAGGGGCGAACTCATTCCAGATTTTGTAATCACGATCTAACTGATACTGCATAGCGTAAAGGGTTGACCGTTGTTCAGCACCTCTGCGAAACACGCTTGGGTCTTCTGAGCAGTCATAGAACCAGTCATGACTTTGTAACGCCTTGCGATATTCTTCAACTGTGAATTTCATATTTTCCTCGCTGTTTGTTATAAACTGGTTTTAACAAATCTTAGTTGACCTAGCAAGCAAAAAATTATATTAGGTTTATATTGATTAATTTTAACCATAGGATAACAAAATGAAATTGGCAGAATGGCTCGTAACGAAGGGCATCCGACAGGCTGAACTGTCAAGGATGCTGAATGTAACCCAACCAACAGTACACAACTGGGTCAATCGCAAAGCACCGCCATCATCAAGGCAGATGATGCGGCTGTATCAGATGTCAGGCGGCAAGGTCAACCTGAAAGACTGGTGTGAAGAATTTGAGGTGAAGTGATGGAAATAAATGTAAAAGATATTGAGGTAGCTGAAGAAAAGGCGCAGATATGTTGTCTGCTCAATAGTGTCTGGCATAGCCGACTGCCTAAAATACATTGGTCTAATGTCGTCAGAAATACACATTATGTTTGTTATGTATTTACTTATGAGCAGGCTATAATTGGTACAGGCATATGGTCTTCACCAGTTGCTCAAAACAGATTTAAGAATGGTAAAACTGTTTTAGAGTTGAGGAGACTTGCTCTCTCAAGTTTTTGCCCTAAGAACACCGCGACATATACTATATCTAAAATGGTTAAGTCCATTCGTAAAAAATTTCCAGATATAAATAAATTGGTTTCATACCAAGATAATGAGGTTCATTTAGGGACGATTTACAAGGCTTCTAATTGGTACATTCACGGTCAGTCCTCTTTATTTGATTGGAACACTAACGGTAGAAAACGCAATGAAGCACAGGCTAAAAGCGTAAAGACAAGGTGGGATTATGATTTATAAGGTGAGTAAATAAATGTTAGTGCATCAGTTTTTCGGCAGTGGTGACTTCAGTGACAGGGCGGCGTTCGTTTTCAGAGAAAAGGGCGAGTATGTCGTGATGTTTGTGAAGGATGCCGCGATTATCAGTGAGGTGAACCTGACAGGGCGTTCTGAGCAGTTTGCTGAGGATACGGCTGAGAACTGGGTTCTGGGTGGTGAGGCCGCATGAAGTGGCAATGTCGCATAACAAACAAATACCGTCCAAGGGACGCTAGTTACCAGACGGTTAGTCTAGGTGGCTATTATGGCTTGGCTGGTTATGAACTATGGGTGAAGCGAATGACTAATGGCAGAGTAAAGGGCGCAAACTTTGAGCGCGAACTGGCTAGGATGATACAGGATCAGCTAGGCGTTGAGGTTAAGCGAGACTTGGAACAGTACAGGGCTAGTGAGCACGGCGACTTGATTGGGCTTGACGGCTGGACAATAGAGGCCAAGCGATATGCCAGTAATGCTGGCGGTAATTACAAGCCGGAGTGGTGGTTACAGGTCACGGCGGCTAGTAATGCCAATGGCACTGAGCCTGTGCTGGTTTTCAAGTACGACAGGCAACCGATAAAGTGCGTTGTCAGGTTATCCAGCATCAATGCTGATTTTGCCGACAAAGATAACACGGCGGTCATCTCGTTTCCAACGTGGTGTATGCTTGTACGAGAGGGTTGGGCTGACAGTGAATAGGCCGTACTACGAGACACAGGACGACTTGGACGGCGAGATCGCTATGATGAAGCGGTTATGTGCTAGGAAGGGTCACGAGTTTCGTAAGCTACCGATTGCATACAGGCTAGACTTTGTGGTGCATGAGGCTGGCAGTAACAAGCCCTTGTACTTTGTCGAGTGCCGGAAGCGTAGCAATCCTATGGGTCAGTACCCAACGTATATGGTTAGCCTCAACAAGGCGTTGTTCGCACAAAAACTTGCAACGGCCTGTATGGTAAAGGCGTATTTACTTGTTGAGTTCACAGATAGTCTGGGTATTCTGGACTTTAACGAGCCGTTTGATGTTAGGATCGGCGGTCACAATAACAGAGGCGACTGGCAGGATATAGAACTGGTTGCTCACTACGACATAAAATCTATGAGGAGAATAACATGAGTGTAAAGGCAATAGGATGGGCGTTTGAGCAGAAGCTGGACGATCCACTGGCAAAGCTGGTGCTGTTAGCACTAGCGGATCATTACAACGAATCAACTGGTGATGCGTGGCCTTCAATAGACAGGCTTGTAACTGTCACTGAGGGCAGTCGAAGCACTGTGATTAGGAAGCTGAAGAAATTGGAACAGGTCGGCTTCATCAGCAGAGAGAAGCGATATAACAAAACAGATGTCTATCGGATACATTTTACTGGTGTCACAGAGACACCTCAAATCAATTCTAATGGTGTCACACTGACACCTCAAACAGAATCTACTGGTGTCACAGAGACACCTCTAGAGGTGTCACAGAGACACACTAACACTTATAGAACTCTTAACATAAATAATAATAGCAAGACATCATCGAAGCAAAAGGTATCAGATTGGACACCTACTGAGGCTGACTTGGCTTATGCAACTGAGCTTGGGTTAGATGCCAATGAGGTGTTAACCGATATTCGCTTGTGGGATGAGAAGAACGGAAATAGAGCCGCATATAACAGCGTTACGGCTTTTTGGCAGGGTTGGTGCAGAAAAGAGTCTAAGCGGCGTCCTGCGCGCTCTCAGAGCCAGCAAAAGCCTAATTATGCTGAGAGGGGACTATCAGAGGCGCAGTTGGGCTTTATTGATAGCCTGACTAGGAAGTATTACGCAAAGTTTAAGCATGAAAGCTACGATTGGGATATGTTGCATGGCTGGATTACTGAGATGGTTCTTAACAGATATGATTTTAACCAGTGGTGTGCCATGGGTCATGGCTTGCCTCACCATACGGAGTTGTGATGACTGACAAGAAATTACCACAGCATTATCAGAAAAAAAGACTGATTGCTCGTAGCAAGAAGCTTGAGGATGAGTTTCTCAAGCGGCTAGTGGACAGGCCAGCGACTCATGTCGGCAAGGATATTGATATGCCATCATTCAACACGTTCTGGCGTTGGATGTCCAAAGATGCGGAACTGAGGGATCGTTACAGGCTTGTGATGGAGAGCAAGGCGGCTATCGCCGATGCGAAGATCAGTGAGATACAGGAACAGGTCAGAGGTGTCGTGCAGGAAGCTAGAGCAGGTGTGATTACCAAGGATGTCGCTTATGTAGCGATACAAGCGGCTAGGCTGGATATTGATACTGAGAAGTGGCGCGCTGGCAAGTATTACCCGAAGATGTATGGCACGGATCAGAGGGTCGAGGTCGAGCATAAGCACAGCTTGGTGGATGATCTGAGGATCGTCTCAGAGCGTGTAGCAGAGCGTGAGGCTAGGACGATTGAGGGTACTGTGCAGGATGTTGAGATCGAGGATGATGAGTAGGCTTGCAACTATGCGTGTGAGCAACTTTTTGTTGCGGAGTGGAAATGCGCTGGGGGAAATTGTTAAGGAAAACAAAGGGTGTACACATTTGTGGCGCGATTACGCACACCGATGGCGGTCAAGTGCCTCGCGCGAGATTGATATTGAGAATGATTCTCATTCTCATTCGCAACTGGATACAACTCACAAAAGAAATACAACCAATAGTAACTGCAACTATATGGTGTGTAACAATATCAATGACTTACGGCGTGTGCATGGTCAATAACGTCTTACATAATGGTTATTATGCGACAAACCAGCAACTAATAGTAGAAAAGTGGCCTGTTGCAAATGCGAATGATTCTCATTCTCATTCTCAGCCCCCCCCCTGAAATCACACGCGCCCCCCAGTAATAAAAATATATACCCACAGACACCCCACCCCCCATGGAGAAAAACATGACTACCACCACCCCCGAAAAAAAATTCCTCGCTGATGTTAAACGCGCCCACGCCCTTGCTGATGAGGGCAAGTACGAGGACAGCGCACGACTCTGCGGCGAGTTGTTGCAAGCCGTTGACAGCCCCTATGTAGCGAACCTGCTTGGATTGAACCTGTTGCGGATGGGCAAGCCTGAACACGCTGAGAGAGTATGGGAGATTGCACTTGAGGACGATCCTGACTGTGTGCCTGTTATCAGCAATCTGGCGAACCATCTGCGCGAGAGGCACAGGTTTAAGCGTGCTGAGAGCCTCATAGACCATGCGTTGCGTTGCAAGCCTGATGATTTCAGGTCTAATCACAATAAGGCCGTCCTAGAGCTTAATATCGGTCGTTATAACAGTGGTTATAAGTACGCTGAGAAGGCTAGGCGGCTTCAGCCTGATGATATTTCCGCCCAGCACACGCTGTCACTGGCGAGCTTGTACACTGGTCGTTATCGGCAGGGGTTTGACCTGTACGAGGCTAGGCAAGCGTTGTTTCATCGTGATGATTCGCCGTTGCCGAAATATACTGGCGGCAAGGCCAAGGTGATTGTCCGGCATGAGCAGGGTTTTGGCGACACGCTGATGACGATGCGCTTTTTGCCACGGTTGCAAGAAATGGGTGCTGAGGTATATATTGTTTGTCCAAAGCCTTTGCAGAGGCTAATTCGTGATACTGGCCTGTGTAAGATACACGAGGATGGGGTTGATGATTACACGCACCATCTCTGGACAATGGATTTAATGGGTCTATTTGTTAAGGAATGGAGTGATTGGGATGATAAGCCTTACATTAATGCCAGTTTGGAGAGCCGAGCGCGATGGGGTTCACAGCTTGGCGAGGACAGAGGTGGGCTACGAATTGGCATCTGCTACGGCGGCGCGGCGCGGTCGGACTCGATTGCGGCGTACCAGATCGACAGACGCAGAAGTCTTGCGCCGTCTGAGGCAATGCAGATTGTGCGTTCAAGACCAGATGCCCAGTGGGTTAACCTGTCAAGGGAATGGGGTCTGCCAGAGGTAGATGACTTTGGGGCTAGGGTTGAGGACTTTGCTGACCTAGCTGGCATTATTAGCAATTTAGACTTGGTGATTACAGTTGACACGGCAGTGGCGCATTTATCTGGCGGCTTGGGCGTTCCTACTTGGATGCTCTCACGATACGATGCGTGTTTTAGATGGTGGCCTTACGAGGACACCACGCACCTATATGGCAGTATGCGATGCTTTTACCAGCCGAAACTGTTTGACTGGCACTCAGTAATCGTTAAAGTGTCAGAAGAACTCCAGAGGGCAAAACGTGTCAGGAAATAGCGAACTCTTACAAAAGTTACACGATGACCCAGTGCTGTTCGTTGAAACGGTGTTGGACGCTAAACCACAGCCGTGGCAAGCCAACGCCTTACGAGCCGTCAGGGATAATGACAGGGTGGCAATTAAGTCTGGTCACGGTGTCGGCAAGACGGCGTTTTTGTCGTGGACGGTTCTGTGGTGGTTATGTACGCATTACCCCTGCAAAGTCGCTGTAACGGCGAACACAGCGCACCAGTTGAGCGATGTGTTGTGGACTGAGATTGACAAGTGGGCGCGGAAACTGCCGCCGTTCTTCAAAGACCAGTTAGATTTTAAGACTGACAAAATTGCATTGAAGGGCGCGACTGACAGCTTTGCCGTTGCCCGAACCAGCCGTAAAGAGAACCCAGAGGCGTTGCAAGGATTCCACAGCGAGAATATGCTGTTTATCTGCGAGGAAGCGTCAGGTATCCCCGATGTCGTGTTTCAGGTCGGCGAGGGTGCTATGTCCACTGCTGGTGCTAAGACGGTGATGTGCGGAAACCCCACTAGATCGGATGGGTTTTTCTATGAGGCGTTTCATGGCTCAAGGGAATACTGGTCAACGATGACTGTCAGTTGTACTGATGCCACGACTGTCTCTGAGCAGTTCCTAGAGAGCATGGCGAGTAAGTACGGCGAGGATAGTAATATCTATCGGGTTCGCGTTCTGGGCGAGTTTCCAACGCAGTCTGATGATGTTCTGTTGCCGCTTAATTTGGTTGAGGACGCTGTTAAGCGTGATGTCGAGGCCAGCCCTAATACACCTGTTGTGTGGGGCATAGACGTTGCAAGAATGGGCAGTGACCGTTCCGCGATTGCCAAGCGTCAGGGCAATGTCTTGTTTGAGAAGATCAAGACCTATCAGAACAAAGACCTAATGGAACTGGCAGGGATTGTCTTATCTGAGTATGATGCCACCCCCTATCAGCTACGGCCTAGAGCGATGTATATTGACGCGATTGGGCTAGGCGCAGGTCTAGCTGACCGACTAAGAGAGTTGGAACTGCCAGCCGTTGCCATATCTGTGAGCGAGACTGCCAGCCTCAAGGACAGGTTTAACCGTCTGAGGGATGAGTTGTTTTGGAACGCGAGGGAATGGTTTGAGGCGCGAGATTGCAAGATACCCGATGATCAGACTTTGGTGCAGGAACTGACCAGTGTGCGTTATAAGTATCTCAGCAATGGCAAGCTAAAGATTGAGAGCAAGGACGAGATGAGGCGGCGTGGGCAGAGATCGCCGGATGTCGCTGATGCGTTTGTGTTGTCCTTTGCCCAGCAAGGCGCGGTTGCAGGTGGCTACTCAAGAGGCTATACTTCCAATCGCCGTATCAACGTCAACAAGGGCTGGATAGTATGAGCGACAATGTGATTGAGTTCCCAAAGACTGAACTAGACATTGATGTTGAGCTAGAGATTGACGATGATATGGTAGTTATTGAGGGTGTCACTGAATTGGTTGACATCATGCTTTATGGCTTTAATTCGGCTCATGAGGTCACGCCGGAACATATTATGAAGGCTATGATGCAGTTGGCAGTGATATGGGGCTTTCGAGCAGGTATGACCCCAGATGAGATCATGGATTTATTTAAGCGGATGCGAGTCCGGCTAGAGGACGAAGACGATGGCTAAAGACCCCCGATTGGATCGGGTAGGTGTATCCGGCTATAACAAGCCGAAGCGCACACCTAACCATCCGACAAAATCTCATGTCGTTGTTGCCAAGGAAGGCGACAATGTGAAGACCATTAGATTTGGTCAGCAAGGTGTTTCTGGTGCTGGCAAGAACCCCAAGACAGCATCTGAAAAGGCGCGGCGTAAGTCGTTCAAGGCTCGTCACGCCAGCAACATAGCCAAGGGCAAAATGTCTGCGGCTTATTGGGCAGATAAAACGAAGTGGTGACATAGGAGACTGAAACATGGCTAGACCCCAGCCTAATGTTTTAGTCAACACTGATCACGGCATGATGATAGTCAACAGACTGGATTATGCCCTATCCCCAGACGGCAAGACTGGTTACGGTGTTGGCTTTCAACTACTAAACAAGGGCAATTATGACCCACAGGAAATTGACCTCATCAAGTTCCTAGCAAAAGATATGGCAGAGAAATTAGACCGCCCGATCACGATGGTTGACGGCGGTGCTAATATCGGAGTGCATACGATTGAGTGGGCAAAGGCTCTGGGCAATCGTGGCAGAATTGTGTCATTCGAGGCACAAGAACATATTTATCATATGCTGTGCGGCAATATTGCCATAAACAACTGTTTTAATGTGAAGGCGTTTAATGCGGCTCTGAGCGACACTGAGGGCTGGCTAGAGATACCCAAGCCGAACTATAACGACAACGGCTCGTTCGGCTCAATGGAACTTAAACAGCATGACCGCAGTGAGAATATCGGGCAAGACCTGACAATGAAAGCCACAGTAGCTACTATGGCTATTGATGACTTTGAGTTTCAGCATTTAGACTTTCTCAAGCTGGATGTCGAGGGCATGGAAATGGAAGCATTGGCTGGCGCGGATGAAACCATCAAGCGTTGCAAGCCTCGTATGCTGATTGAGATTATCAAGATTGAACGTGCTGAAATTGCTGGCTGGTTAGCTGAAAGGGATTATGTCGCTTTTCCATTTGCAGGTAACTTTATTGCAATCCATAAATCTGATAGTATGTCGGACAGGATTACGTCTGAGAATGGCGTGATTAGCATTTCTTAACAGGAGTTTCATATGTACGGCAAAGGCAAAGGCAAGGGCATGAAAAAGGGCGGCACTAAGACAGGCAAATACTGCTCTTAATGGCTGGTCAAGGTTTATATGCTAACATCCACGCCAAGCGTAAGCGTATTAAGGCTGGCAGTGGTGAGAAAATGCGGAAGGTAGGTGCTAAAGATGCGCCCACCGCAAAGGCGTTTAAGCAAGCGGCAAAGAAAAAAGGCAAGTAATCATGGCTATCAGAATGGCTGATCCAGCGCGATATGCGCCTGACTTGCTAGGATTTTATCCGCAAGAGCGTCAGATAGATCGCCGTTATGAAATGACAGGCGTTAATCCTTATGCGATGAACGCCGACAGGTATGTCTCTGGGCTGTTAACAGACCCAACGGCTCGTGCTGAATTTGGCACTGGTCTATTGCAAGGCGCAACAACAGACCTAGCCGCCACACCTGTTGATATATATGCAAGTGCTGTTGACATGGCACAGGATATCACTCCGCAGAATAATCAATTTAACTACTACACCAATCCATTCTGGATGTTGTCTCAGTCCGGCGACTTAGCCGAACAAGTGTCAAGTGTTGCTGGCTCAGAAGCGTTAGGCGAAGCTGTCTATGGTAAGCCCCCAGAAGGCTATGGTATGTACCGAAACCCAGCCAGAGTTGTGGGTGGCGTTACTGGCGCAGGTGAACTTGCGCTAGGTAAGGTGTCGGCAGAAGTCGCACCGTATGTTGCGAGAGGTGTCAATTACTTAACTGACGCTATGCCAAGACCGCAAGCCGTTACACCAGAGGGCTTGTTAATGGATGTGCCACAACAAGCACCCACACAGCCACAGACGCTGTTGGTGGAAGGTAATGCACAGGATGTGACATCAGTTAGCCGCATGGATGATGTTGATGAGCTTGGCTTTTACAGCGTTGCGCTCGATGCCGCTAAAAAATTACCTATGAACAAAGGCACAGGACAGCAGTTTAGAAAAATGCTGGAAAATGCTGGGGTCAAAAAAGATGAGATAACATTCACCCCAGAACTTGATAATTTACTTTCTCAAGATCGCGTGACTAAAGAAGAATTGGTTGATGTTATTGAGCGCAATCGCGTGAGGTTATCTGAAACCGTCCTTGAAGGTGTTGGCGGTGGATTAGATGATTTGCGTATGTCATTAAGAGACAATCCTATTGCCTTTAACGAGGCTTTTGATGATGTTTATCTCGCAGAGAGATTTAGAGATATGCGTGACGACTTTGAAATATACGAAGATGATGTGTTCAATTATATCAGATCAAATTATGGCGATGACGAAGCGACTGATATTATTGGTCGTGTTACAGAAGATGGTTACGATTCTTTAAGCAAATTCGATAAAGTAATTGTTAATGACGCTCTTAAAGATATTGAAGAAGCAAATTATATGCAGAATCCATTGTTTGAATATGAGGATTTGAATGAATCTGGAATTACTATTAGAGGTAATGATGATGAAGGATACCAAGTCTTTCATAATGGCGAACCTGTAACATCTGATTATATCTCAAGTTCGGCAGAGGCTATGGTTCAAGCTGAAAATTATGCTTATGATGCAAATATTATAGGCGTACCAGAAGGTTCTGTACGGTGGCAGGATCATGTTGAGTCTGGCGGTAAAAATTATAGAGAAACCTTGCTTACCCTACCAGAATTTCAAGGAAAAGAATTTGTAGGGTCGCATTACGATGACCCAAATATTTTAGTTCATTTACGCACCAAAGACAGGGTTATGGATGATGGCTCTGATGTTCTTTATGTTGAAGAAATGCAGTCAGATTGGCAAAAGGGTAGCATAACAGGATTTCAAGGCACTGAAAAATGGACGAAGAATAGAAATGAGGCTATTAAGCAAAAAGATTATTGGGAGTCGGTTGAAAAAGAATTACAGGCTAAAGTTGAAGCTGGAGAAAAAGAAATCTATGATGATAGAGGCTTCAATAGACCAACTTACTCGTCAGCAAAATACGATGACCTTGTGAAGCATGATGAATCTTATAGAAAAATTCTAAATGACTTGCAAAACGCAACAAGGCAAAGAGTTATGGCATCTGCTGATGTTAGAAAATTTGATAACGCTCCTGACTTAGCTCCATTTATAGGTAATGCAGATAAATATGCAGAACTTGGTGTAAAAAGATTAATAACAACTGCCATTTCTGAGAACAAACCGTTTATTTCGTTTTCTTCTGGCGATGTGCAATTAGACAGATGGAACAATGAATGGCTTGAAGGCTTTTATGACAAAACAATACCAGAAGTGGCAAAAAAGCAAGTAAAGAAATTAGACCCAGACGCATTTGTAGGGTTTAAGGATGTAGAAATACGATCAGGTGAATTTGAGCCACGCTTTACTATTGAAATAACTCCTAAGATGCGTGAAAAAGCCAAGTCTGGGTTGCCGTTGTTTGCTGTCCCTGCTGGCACTGCTGTTGGCGCAGGATTGTTATCTGGAGAGGATAAACAACAGCCACAAGGACTGCTATAATGCCACTCATCAAAGGTTACAGCAAAAAGAGTATATCAGAGAACATCCGGCGTGAGATGAAGTCCGGCAAGTCTCAGAAACAGGCAACAGCTATTGCGCTGGATGTGGCGCGGAAAGCTAAAAAGCGGAGAAAGAAAACATGAATGTATGTCAAGACTGCCCCTATCGTGGACGTTGCGAAAGCATGGGGCGTTGTATCCAAAAGAGAAATGCTGTATCTATTGAGCTACCACAGCCGAAGCCAGTGCCTGTGATTACAAGCAATGGCAATGTTATGTCAGGCAAGGTGAAGGATGATAACTCGATTATACAGAAGGCCAAGACAGCCTTTTCCGGCAAAAAAGCCAGAACCAAAGAGTGAGTTTGAGCGTTGCGCGAATTGCGTTACGCACAAAATATGCGATACTGAGACTAAATGCGTATATGGCGCAAAGGTAAAACGCAATGGCAAAAATGGACGACTATCAACTTAACAGCATCGTAACTGCTGAAATCAGGGACTCGCTTAATCACTTTGACAGCGAGTACAGCGCAGAGCGTATCCGCGCCCTTGACTTCTACATGGGTGAGCCACTTGGCAACGAGATTGAGGGTCGTTCACAGGTTATCAGCACAGACGTAGCGGATACCATCGAACAGATTATGCCTAACCTGATGCGTGTGTTCACAGCCAATGACCAATATGTGCGGTTTGCGGCGAGAACCGCAGAGGATGTTGAGAGAGCAGAGCAGATTACTGACTACTGCAATTACATCATCAATCACGACAACGAGGGCTACAAAGTCCTGTACAACTGGTTCAAGGACGCATTGCTGTTCCGGCTTGGTGTCGTCAAGTATTACTATGAAGAAAAAGAGGATGTCACTGAGGAAGAATACGAGAACCTCAGCGAGATCGAATTAGCCGCGCTGATGTCCAACCCAGACTATGAACTGGTCGGCACGATTTCTGAGACAGTTAACGCCTACATGGTGGACGAGGAGACAGGCGAGGAAGTGCCTCTCGAAAGCTCGTTCAGTGTTACTGTTAAGGTTAAACGCAAGTCCGGCAGGATCAGAATTATCAATATTCCACCAGAGGAGTTTCTGGTTAACCGCCGCGCCGTTGATCTAGACGAGGCGCATTTTGTGGCGCACCGAACGAGCATGACTGTGAGTGACTTGGTGGCAATGGGCTATGACCGCGAGACTGTTGAGCGTCACGCTGGCACAGGCAGTGATGTTGACCTCGATGAAGAACGCTCAGTGCGTTATCAGGACTTGGAAGCAAACACTGGCATTGATGCGGCAGACCCGACACTGGCAGAGGTTGTGTATTACGAATGTTATATGAAAGTGGATGTCGATGACGATGGGATTGCTGAGTTACGCCGGATTGTCGCTATCGGCGAAGGTGGCACTGAAATCATCAGCAATGAGCCATTTGATCACATTCCATTTGCAGTTGTCAGCCCCATTCTGATGCCACACCGCCTGATCGGGCGTTCCATCTATGACATGACGCAGGACTTGCAGGTGATTAAGTCCACACTGATGCGTCAGTATCTGGACAGCGTTTATGCCAGCACATTGCCACGGATCGCCGCCGTTGAGGGCATGGTGAATCTGGATGACTTGTTGGATGGTACGGCTGGCGGCATTGTTCGAGTTCGTCAGCAGGGTATGATCCAGCCTATTCAGAGCAATCCTGTCGGAAATGAAATCCAGCCCCTGCTAGGATATCTAGATTCGGTAAAGGAACAGCGTACTGGTATGAGCAAGGCATCACAAGGTCTTGATGCTAATGCCCTGCAATCCACAACAGCTAGTGCTATTAGCGCGACTGTGAGAGGCGCACAGGTTAAACTCGAATCCTACGCTCGAACCATGGCTGAGTGTGGGGTTAAGCAACTGTTCAAGGGCATCCTGCACTTGATCACCAAGTACGATAACAAGCCACGCATTGTCAGACTGCGTAACAACTATGTGCCGATTGATCCGGCTGAGTGGCACAGTGAGTTTGATGTCATTGTTCAGGTCGGGCTTGGTACGGCTGACGATGAGCAGAAGATTGCGTTCTTGCAAGCTATTGCGGCAAAGCAGGAACAGATACTGCAAACGCTGGGCGCAGACAATCCTGTTGTTAGCCTACCGCAGTATGTGTCAACGCTGAGAAGCATTGCAGAGATTGGCGGCTTCAAGGACGCTGACCAGTTCTTTAACAATCCACAACAGATTGCCATGCAGATGCAAGCGATGCAACAACAGCCACAGCAAGACCCTAATGCGGCACAGACGCAGATGGACATGGCTAAACTTCAGCAAGAGATGGCACTGAAGCGTGAGCGTATGCAGATGGAGATTCAGCTAGAGCGTGAGAAGATGCAAGCCGAACTAGAGCTACGGCGGCAGGAACTCGCGGCAGAGGCGCAACTCAGAGCAATCAAGGCGCAGACTGACGCTGAGATTAGCACTAACTTACCGAGGTAGATATGGCTAACAATGTAACCTTACCAAAGCGTACAACGATTGAGGGGATGCCTCACAAGTTGGCTTACATTACGCCACAGGAAGGTGATCTGTTAAAACGTATGGGTGGCTCTGGTCAGATGCACAGAGGCGTACCATCTTACAGACCTGCTGGGGATACTGGTGCTACTGCGGCAGGAAGTTCTGGCGGTATTGGGGCAAGTGTTGGTGCGGCGGCAGGTGGCGCAGGTAGTATTGGTGGCAGTTCCATCAGCGGTGATGGCAGAGGATTAGCGGCTGATGTCGCGGCGGCTCAAGCGGTAGCTCAAGCCCAGCAAGCTATTGCGCAAGCAGAAGCCCAAGCCGCGCAACAAGCGGCAGTTGAGGGATACATTGGCAAGGCCGCATCACAGCAATTAGCAAATATAGCTTTTAATAACGCACTGCAACAAGCACAAATGGTTAACGCAACATCAATAGGGAAAATAGCTTCTTTTCTTTCTGGGCAGACACCAGAGCAAGCGGCATTGGCGCAAGCGGTAAGTTTGATGGGTATGCCGAATGTCGGTCTTAGCCCAACAGGAAGGGTGACAGCACCTATTGGAACTGCTGGCAGTATTAATCAAGGAAAATTTGGCGTAACTTATTCTGGCATGCCTCAAGCTGGTTACACTGGGGCATTTTCTAACTTGGTTAATCCACCATCCGCGCCAGACGGCAGAGAGCCACCTGTGCAAGTCGCACCTATTGTCGATGAAGAAGGCCGCGCCAGATGCCCGACAGGTTACTATTTTAACGAAACACTGCAAGCCTGTGTTATGGACACAAGTGCTACTAGTCCATTTCAGCCAACAGCACCAGTTGCACCAACTGCGCCATCAGGCGATTACTACGCTCGAACTGGATTGCTTGACCAGCCACCATCAGGATTGCTAGAGGCTGGCTTTGGCACACCACAGGATTTTGCGGCGGCAAATACAGCTTTCCGCAGAGGCGCGGCTACACGCCCAAGTATGTACACTGACCCCTATAACTTACAAGGATATACACTCTTATCATGAATGAAGGAAAACTGCGTGAGCGTATGGATCGCGGCGAAAAGGCGGCGGCACTCCTGCGAAACGAAATCCTACAAGAGTCGTTTTCGTATCTGGAAAATCAATTTATTACTGCGTGGAAGGAATCTGGTGTCTCCGACACTGAGAACCGTGAGCGCATTTACCAGCTTCTGCAAGCCCTTACTGCATTGCGTGGACACATCGAAAGTGTGGTCATGGATGGTAAGATTGCGAAGACAAGTCTAGGTGGCTTGAAATGAAACCTCAATTTAGTTTATAAAGGATAAAGTGATGAGTACCGATAACTCTAATGAGAACGGCGCAATATCAACACAAGATGCAATAAGCCTGTTAATGCAACCCCCAGAGCCGGACAAGGTTGACGATGAACAGAGCGTAGAGGCAACGGCAGTTGAAGAACAGCCAGAAGTCTCAGAGCCTGAGTATGACGAAGCCGAAGCTGAGGTAGATGAACCCGAAGCTGAAGCCGAAGAATATGACGGCGAAGATGTTGAGGACGACACTGAAGAAAGTGACGAGCCAGAGCAACCCGAAGTCTATACCGTCAAAGTCGATGGTCAGGAATACGAGGTAACGCTTGATGAACTCAGATCAGGATACAGCCGTCAACAGCATTTTACAAAGCGTAGTCAGGAACTAGCAGAGCAACGCAAAGCCTTTGAACAAGAGGCCGCAGAAACAAAGCAGTATCGTGATTACTACGCTCAACAGCTTGAGCAATTAAGCAACCAACTCCAGCAGACAATTCCTAGCGAACCTGACTGGACGGCACTAAGTCAGCAATATGAAGCTAAAGAGCTTTTTGCGATGAAGGCCGAGTACGATAAGCGCAAAGAAGAAATTGCGCGAGTCGAACAAGAGCGAGAGCGCATCGCTCAACAGCAAAGCGTTGAAGCGCAACATCAGATGCAACAGCATCTGGCGACACAAAAAACAGAAATGCTGGAGCGTATTCCGGCATGGCGTGATGAGGGTCGCAGAAACAAAGAGCGTCTTGATGTCATTAAATATGCACAGGATGTTATCGGCTTCAGCGAACAAGAGATTGCAAATGCGTCTGACGCAAGAGCGATTGAGATGCTGTATAAGGCATGGCAGTACGACAAGCTCCAGAAGGATGCCCCTGCTGTCAAGAAGAAAGTCCAAAGCGCACCAAAGGTTGCAAAGGGCGGTCAGCCCAAGACAAAAGCTCAAGTTCAAACTCGTCAACGCCGTGACGCTATGAACAAACTTACGAGAACTAAGTCTGTTGATGCGGCGGTGGAATTTTTAATGTCAGGTCGTTAACAGGAGCTTATTATGACCACTTTTACCACATCAGATGCCATTGGTGAGCGCGAACAGCTTGCAAATGTCGTGTATCGTATTGACCCAGATGAGACGCCAATTTTTTCTGCGGTTAAAAAATCAACTGGCAACGGAATCTTCCTTGAGTGGCAGATTCAGGAACTAGCCGCCGCAAGTGCTACCAACTTTGCAACTGAAGGTGCTGATGCGTCAATCGCCGCCGCAACACCAACTGTTCGCGCTGGTAACTATATGCAAATCTCACAGAAGGCTTATGCTGTTTCCAACACTTTGGAACAGGTTGACAAAGCTGGTCGTGAGCGTGAATCCCAGTATCAGCGTGTGCTGAAATCTCTGGAACTGCGCCGCGACATTGAGAAGGCAATCGGCGACACCAACGTAGCACGTTCCGGCTCTGACCCTCGTAAATCAGCATCGCTGATGACTTGGATCACCAACGGTTCTGTTGGCTCTGGTTCAACCTTCTCTGCTGGTCTTGGAACTGACGCTGTGACTGTTGGTACAGCCGCTTCTCGTGGTCTGTCACTGGCACTCATTGATGACGGTATGCAGGACGCTTGGACGGACGGTGGTTCACCAAAGATGATGGTGACATCTGCCGCCAACCGCGCTGTGTTCTCTGACCTCAGTGCATCCAGCAACTTGGTTAACAACCAAGTGAACATGACGAAGGCAAAGGAAGTCACCTATGTTGGTTCAACCTCTGTCTATCTGACTGACTTTGGCACGATTGAGGTTAGCCCATCACGCTTCATGAGCAACGACAAGTTGTTCTTGATTGATCCAGACTTTGTTGAAATCGCCACCTTGAACGGTCGTAACTTTGCTGAGAACAGCATTGCGGCTACTGGTGACGCTGAGAAGTTCCAGATCATCTGCGAATGGACACTCAAGCCACTAGCACCAAAGGCTCACGCCGCTGTGCTTGACCTAGACGGTACTGCCGCCTAACTAATCCTGAGAGGGGCGGTTCGCCGCCCCTTTCTTTTGCGAATGAGAATAATTATCATTATCATTAACACAGGTGATTTATGAAACGCCCCCTGATTACTGACCCCACAACAGGGAAGACCGTGTACCTTCAGAGTGATACTGAGGGTGATCACATTGTTACTGAGCAGAAGTTTGACACCCTGCTAAAGATCAACAAACAGATGAGCGATGACTGGAATTATGGTCAGATGCGCGGCACGCAGAAGCACATGGCGCACATTGCCGAAATACCCAATGTATTGTATCATCACCTCTTGAAGACGCTGGGCAAGCCTAGCGAAAACCCAAAGGCATGGAAGCAGTGGCTCAACGATGGTGAGAACCGCGCTTTTAGAACTGGTGGCGGCAACGTATGAGCATTGGCACTTATTCAGAACTCAAGACAGCTATTGCCAACTTTCTGGCAAGGGATGACCTGACCGCGCAGATACCTAACTTTATCCAGCTTGCAGAAGGCCGGATGTCACGCGAGTTAGAGACACGCGAACAGGAAAAGCGGTCAACGGCTACACTAACGGCTGGCGATGAATATATTGCCCTGCCGACAGATATGCGTGAGGTGCGTGAGGTTAAGTTAAACACCACGCCAATTACCGTTCTTAGCTATCACAGCCCAGTGTCTCTGGACACGAGTTACCCTGATTCTTCTACCGGCAAGCCTCTAGGCTTTAGTATTGTCGGGCGCGAGATGAAACTGCGTCCGATCCCAGACAGTGCATATACGGCAGAAATCGTGTATATTGGGTCATTAACGGCAATCAGCGATAGCAACACACCAACGCTATTTCTGAGATCGCCTGACTTGTATTTGTACGGTGCATTGGCAGAAGCCTATGCGTATTTGCTCGATGAGCAGAGAGCCGCACAGTATGATCAGAAGTTCAGCCGTGGCATGGAAGAAGTTAAGGTTGATGAGCAGAGGGCGCATTATGGAACAGGCTCACTGCACATCAAGTCTATTTACAGCAAGCAAAATGCGAGTATGGAGTAACCTATGAGCGCAATGTCAGACTATCTTGAGAATAAGGTGCTTGACCACATTCTCGCCACAACTAGCTACACAGCACCGGCCACGGTGTATGTCGGGCTTTCAACAGGGGCGTTCGGTGACGACAACTCCGGCACTGAACTAGCTGGATCAGGTTATGGTCGTGTAGCGGCAAGTTTCGGTGCGGCATCATCCGGCACAGCCAGCAACGATGCGGCGATTGAGTTTTCTGCCGCGACTGGTAGCTGGGGGACAGTTAGCCACTTTGGTTTGTTTGACGCATCGACATCAGGCAATTTGCTGATCCACGGCGCACTGACATCAAACAAAGTAATTGAGACAGGCGATATCCTGAAAGTAGCAATCGGCGACATGGATATCTCTGCTGACTAAGTGGAGTGAGCCATGGCCTCTACTGCGCCATTAGATAAATTAACAGGAACGCTTGATAGTCTCACTATCACGTTAGACACTATTGGCGACAAGGTGGACTGGACAGCTACCGCCCTAGACCATATGGATGGCTGGGGTGCGCTTGATAGTTGGGACTACGGCGCGTTAGACACCCTTACACTAAGAGTATTTGTTGCTGAAGGTTCGGCATCAACAGCGATGTCGGCACAAACCGCCTCAGATCGCGTCAGGACGGCCTCTAGCATCGCATCACTAGCAATCACACAGGCGACAGACTCAGATCGCGTCAGGACGGTTTCTGCGGCGATTACAGGCGCGGCTAGTGTATCTGCCACAGCACAGCGCGTAATGTTCGCTTTTGTTACTGTGCCGATTGTTGATACGGCTACGGCAACAGGCACACGCATTAGAACGGTTGAGGCGACCGCATCAGCATCAGTATCAGCCACAAGCAACTCAAACTTTGTGACGCTGGGGCAAGCCACGGCAGATATTGCAGTGACTACCATAACTGGAATAAATGGTGTATTTTCTGGTGTAGGTGCTACTAGCATGGCGTATTCCGGCACGGCAGAGGCAGAGATACTTGGCGAGGCTTGGATAACGGTTGACTTTGGTGATGAGACTTGGGCTATCCAGAATGTTGGCAGTGAGGTCTGGGCAAACATCGCCGCAGGGAATGAGGTCTGGTTACAGCAATGATTACTTTCGGCGAATGGCTACCTGATCAGCCAGACATGAACAACACAATCACCACCGCCAAGAATGTGATTCCGGCGGCGCAGGGTTATAAATCTTTTCCGCAATTTGTTGAGTACAGTGGCGCGGCTAGTGACACTATTCGCGGCATTTTTGCGGCGAAAGATAATGACGGCAATGTCGAGCTATTTGCTGGAGATGCTACTAATCTCTATAAGTTTGACACCACTGACAGTAGCCTTGATGTTGTATCATCAGCCACCCATTCACTAGCAAATGCTGAGAAGTGGCGTTTCGTTCAGTTTGGCGAAGAAGTCTATGCGGCTGGCGGTGTGGGTGAGAGCATCCAGAAATGGACAGTAGGGACATCCACGCAATTTGCTGTGCTGTCAACAGATGCGCCAAAGGCTGACTATATTGCGGTCGTGCGTGACTTTGTGTTCACAGCTAATATTGATGAGGGTTCAGGCCGTATTCCATACCGCACCAAATGGTCTGGATTCAATACCGCAACTGACTGGACGGCTGGCACAAATCAGTCCGACTTTCAGGACATACCAGACGCAGGTGCTATTACTGGCCTAGTTGGTGGCGAGTATGCGACTATCCTAATGGAACGCGCTATTGTTCGCGCTACCTATTCAGGCTTGCCGCTAGTGTTTCAGTTCGACAAAGTGGAAACCCAGCGTGGCTGTAAGTATTCCGGCTCAGTGTGTAATGTCGGCTCTATTGTGTTCTTTTTGTCTGACGATGGGTTCTATGCCTTTGATGGGCAAAGGACTACGCCTATCGGTGCTGAGAAGATCAACGACTTCTTTATGACCGACTTTAACTCAAACTATGCCAAGAATATGTCGGCATCAGTTGACCCACAACAACAGATTGCTATCTGGTCTTATACCAGTACCCAGTCAACGTCTGGTACACCTGACAAGCTATTGATCTATAACTATGTGCTGGGCAAGTGGTCACTGGCAGAGGTTAGCGCAAACTACATTGCGCCATTCTTCTCATCAGGCTACACAATGGATCAGCTAGATAACATTTCGCCCACATTGGACGGATTGTCGTCAACTCTGGACAGTGCTTTGTTTAAGGGCGGTGAGTATTTCTTTGGTGGTGCATTAGGCGCAAGGCTGTACACATTCACAGGTGATCCGCTTGCGGCAACGATTGAAACAGGCGATATTTCGCTGTCAGAGGGCAAACACAGCATTGTGACTAGGGTATATCCATATCACGAGGATGGCACTGCTACTGTGCAGATTGGCACAAAGAACACACCTAGTGGCACAGCGACACTTGGTGCGGCGGCCTCAATGAATGATGAGGGGTTTGCGCCATTCCGCGAGTCAGGACGCTATCACAGGCTGAGAATGAACTTAACAGGCAACTGGTCAACGGCACAGGGTATTGATGTCGAGGCTAGGGGGATTGGACGCAGATGACAATTCGTCAGCGACAAACTAACTTTCGCACACTAAACCCAGTCACAGCCACCACGCGAGAGATCGCAGAGGTGCTTAACCGTACTATTGATGGCGGCCTAAACAGCATTGGTTATGCCACACTTGCCGCTAATGTGACTGAGACAACAGTTGAAGACCCACGCTATAATGTGGAAAGCATAGTGTTCTTTACAGGATATGACCACGATATTGAGCATCATGCGCCGTATGTAAAAAGCACTAGCACAAATGGAAACATGGTCATTGGACACGCAAACAATGGACACACAGCAGATATCGCGTATCTCATTGTTGGATGAGTGGGAGCGATGCCAGCACTGGATTGAGGCGGCACTGCCGTATGCAAGTAATAGCCACGGTATAAACGATGTGTGGCTGGCGATACAGAATGGTAAGGCACAGTTTTTTCCTAGACAAAAGTGTGCTATTGTAACGGAGATCGTTGACTATCCGCGCCGATCTGTTTGCCGTATATGGTTAGCTGGTGGCGATCTGGATGAGTTAATCGATGCCGAAAAAGACATTGCTCAGTGGGCTAGATCAATCGGCTGTTCAGGCATGGAAATTATCGGTCGTAAAGGCTGGCAACGCAAGCTAACGGACTATCAACCCAAGTCCACTGTTTTTGTAAGGGAACTATGATATGAGTAAGGGTGGCGGTTCAACCAGAACCATTACACAGCAAACAGCCGCACCAGAGTATGCACAGCCGTTTCTAAAGTATGGCTTGGCAGAAGCACAGCGTCTGTATGAATCACCAACACCGCAATACTACCCAGAAAGCACTGTGGTAGGATTTTCGCCAGAAACACAGATGGCTCTAGGTGGTATGCGCGAACAGGCGGTTGCTGGCAGTCCATTTATCCCAGCCACGCAAAATGTAGTAATGCAGAACCTGATGGGGACTAACCCATTACAGGCGGCGGCATTTAGGCCAGTTGTTGAGCAGATTGAGTCACAGGCCGCGCAAGCAGGTCGTTACGGCTCTGGCTATCAGCAAGCGGCAGTAGCACAAGCTCTTGCCCCATACGCTTACCAAGCCCAACAAGCCGCTATCCAGCAAGCACCTGCGGCATATCAATTTGGCATGGCTGACCTTGGCACACTTGCACAGGTTGGCGCGGCTCGTGAGGCACAGGCTGGCGCAGAACTAGCGGCGGATATCGAGCGTTTCCAGTTCGAGCAAGCAAGGCCATATCAGAAACTTGGCGATTACTTGCAGATGGTTCAGGGCGGTTCTGGTGCGTTGGGTGGTCAGACAATCACGCCACAGTTTAGACAGCCATTAGCAGGTGCTTTAGGCGGTGCATTAACTGGCGCACAACTGGGCGGCCAACTAGGCTTTGCTGGTGCTGGTAGTCTTGCGCCATTCGCTATTGGCGGTAGCTTACTGGGGATGATGTAACATGGCAAACGGATATCAGTTTCCTTATGGGTTTCAGCAGGGTAATCTGCTAACGGCACAAAGACCTACTGCCAAAAGTTTTTATCCGGCGGCTCAACAGGGTAAATTTGGATTGCCTAAACCATATGAGCCACAATCATCTATGCTTGCGCCAACTATGGCGGCTATTGCGTCAAGAACTACACAGCCACTATCGACACCAACGAGTGTTGCGATGCCAACTGCACCATTGGCGCGATCTCAGTTTTTGCAGGAACGGCAGGGCGTTCCATTGCCACGCCCACGTCCAGAGGGTATGCCACCTAGCGGCTTGGATCAGTTACGAGCCGCACAGCTACGGATGCCAGCAAAAGGTAGCCCAGAGGCCGCAGGATTGTCTGCGGCTGGCACACAGTTACTAGCGGCTGGTGGTTGGCAAGATAGACCAGTAACACTGGGCGAGACATTAGCATCTGGGATGCAAGCCTATACCACAGCAAAGCAAGAGGCTGAAAAACTGCAATATGATAAGCAACGGCAAGCGTTAGCGGATCAGCTTGCTTTGGCTGGTTTCCAACTTGATGTGCAAAAGGCTATGCAACCAGACCTAACCTCGGCTGAAAAAAATGCGTTGGCTATGGGGCTTCAGCGCGGCACTCCTGAGTTCAATGATTTCATTATGAGGGCGGCAACAAAGCCACAAACATCTGTGTTTATTGGTGGTGATGAACAGAAAAAATTGGCTTACCAAGAGGCGTTAAATACACGGAAAGAACTTAAAGAATCTGTTGCCTCAACTGAAGCAATGATACCACGTCTTATGTTGGCTATGGACTTGCTAGAAAGCGGTGTCGAAACTGGTAGGCTTGAGTCATCATTGCTTCCAGTAAAACAGTGGATGAGAAGTTTAAATCTGTTAAGCGATGAGCAGATAGAAAACTTAACTGATCAAGAGCTTATAGATAGTGCTACTGCGGCATTAACCCCTGCACAGCGTGTGGCTGGTTCTGGCACAACATCCGATAGAGACATGAACTACTATCAAAGAGCAACCGTAAATATGGCAAATACGCCTGAAGCTAACAGAGTTATTGCGGCTATGCAGATACAGCTTAATAAATACAACAAAAAGCGTTTGTCTTTATTTGATGATTACATTCAAGACAAAGGTCACGACTTTGGATTTGGAGATTATGCTGATGAACAGCTTGGTTCGTTCTATCAAAGGGTAGAAAGCCAAGAGCAGTTTCAGCAGTTAGTTGATGACGGTATGATCGAGGACGGTGATGTTTTCTTTAATGGGGTGTCCGGCGAGTTTGATGTTTTTAACAAAGAGGCTTTTCAGTAATGGCTCAATACACATTACCAACGCAAAAAAAGTACCAGAAGCCTGTTAAGGAAGTTGAAGCAACTGAGCCTAAAAAGCCAGCCACACTGGATGACTTACTGGCACAACAGCCAGAGGGCGGTTATTTTGGACAGAGTATGCGTGACTTGGCTGATTTAGGCTATGCCGCACAGCGTGGCATTACTAAGGGTGTTCTTTCTGTTCCTGCCGTGTTTGGCGAGATTGAGCGTCTGCAAAGAATGGGGTTGCGTGGTGCTGGCGTTGATGTATCACCAGAGCCATTTCTTTACGGCATGAAAGAATATCAGTCATTAATCCCATCACTTTCCACTGAAGCCAGAACCCCTACCGCGAGAGTCGCTGAAAAGGGCTTGGAATATGGTGTTGGTGCTGGCGTTCCAATGTCATTGCCAACTAAGGTTGGTCAGGTTCTTCCGGCAGTTAGCCGTGGGGTACAAAACTTGCGCAACCTTCTTAGCAGAACCCCAAGAGCCACAACTGAAGCCCCGACTGTTGCAAGCGAAGCGTTGCAAGCTGGCAAGTTGTTTGGCGGTATCGGTGTTACTGCTGGTGTAGCAGAGGAAATGGCTGGGGAGACTGCTGGCACAGCCACTGGCCTTGGTTTAACTGGCATGACTATTCTAGGCAGTCTATTAAGAAAATCGCCAGCAACCATTGCAAAGCAAGCCATTGAGACGATTGACCCAGACGACATTCAGAGAGCAAGAGACTTGCAGAGAGTTGCCGCAGAGCAGGGCATCCCATTATCAGCATTTGAAACACTGCCATCGGCACAGTTGCGTGAGCTTGCTGACTTTGTGGCTCGTTCGCCAGAGGGTCAGGGCTTGCTTGATTTTATGGCAAAACGTCAAGCTGATATTAAGCCAGCTATTATGAATCAGATCGACACTATACAGCAGACATCTCGCACCAAGAAAAAAGTAGCCATTGATGCACAGAAAGCGGCAGAGGAATACATTAACAAGGCTAGAGGCAATGTAACCGCCGCCACTACTGATTTATATGAAGCGGCAAAAATCCAGAAGATTGAGCCACAGCTTGTCAGCGATATTGTGAAAAAATTAAGATCAATGAAAGCTACTGCTGGGCAAGATACCGTTAAAGAGATTAATAATATTATCGGAAGGCTTACTGTTAGAGGTAAGCCAATTACCAATGTTGGCAAGTTGCAATCAGAATTAAAACGCCTTAACAAAAAGCAAGATGCCGCACCTATTACCTCTGATGATGCTGTAGCAAAAGAAATAATGGCTGAGTTAAAAGAGCCTATAAGCGACTTGCGTGACGCTCTTAATACCAATCCGAATATTATGGCGGCTAATGCAATATTTAAAGAGCGTTTGACCGCTTTTGAAAATATGTTGGGCGAGACTGGGATTGAGGCACTTAACAAAGCCAATATCACGCCGAAATCAGCATATCGTGTGATTACTGATTTTGAACAGGTTGACCCTGCTAACATCAAATCCATCGCAACAGCCCTTAATTCGCAAGACCCAACTATATTCCCCGATTTGGTTAGAATGTGGATGGAAAACTCTGCTGACAAAGCATTTAAGATTAGCACCACTGGCGAGATACCTGCTTCTGCTGGTGTAAGATTTGCCCAGTCAATTCGCGGCACAGATCAAGCAAGGGCGAACCTAGACGCTATCCTAGACAGCGTGGCAGAGGCACAAGGCGTTAACGCTACTGAGCTAAAGACTGGCTTTAATGATATGCTGGACGTTCTTGAGCGCACAAATATGCTTCCTGCAATAGGTGCTAGAACACAGCCTAGAGGTATGCTGAAAGAGGAAATAGAGGGTGGCGCAGGTTTGCTTGGTGTTGATATTACCGCACCAACTAAAGGGTTCGCTCAAATGCTACAAGATATGCGCCGCCGTAATGCGGTTCGCAAATTGTCAGAAGTGTTCACTGACGAGGATAGCATTTCAGCCTTGTTAAAGTTAGCCGCAGAAAAAGACGTATCTCGCAAGAGGGCTATTGTCGGCGGCCTATTTACAACAGTGCGCGAAACCACTCAGCCAGATACAGGCTTACTTGCTGACCAGTAGGGTAAATGATATAAACACACTAGAGGTAGTGAAACATGGCAAAAAACGCAATTACAGACTTTGACGTTACAGCGTCTAATAATACAGACATTGAGTCCATAGACATAGGCGAAGGCACTATGTTGCCAAGCAGTGTCAATGACTCGTTGCGCTCACTTATGTCTTTGTTAGCAAAGGTTAATGCTGGCACTGATGTCCTCGAAGACACATTCACACTGGCTGATCCGGCTGACAACGCTAAGAAATTTCGCTTTGACGGTGTAGGCGTTACCACTGGCAATACTCGTGTTCTGACAGTGCAGGACACTGACCTAACCGTTGCTGGCATCAATGTGGCGCAGGAATACAGCAAGACCCAGAACTTCAACGCTACCACACTGACGGACGGCGCAACGATTAACTGGGATGCCGCACAGAACCAAGTCACTAAGGTTACACTTGACGGCAATCGCACCTTTGCCGCGCCAACAAATCAGGTTGACGGTGCAGTGTATGTACTGACAATAATTCAGGATGCGGTCACAGGCGGTCGCACAGCGAGTTGGAACGCCGTGTTTAAGTTTGCTGGCGGTTCTGCGCCAACGCTGTCCACAGCCACCTCTGCGAAGGATGTGCTGGTGTTCTTATCTGACGGCACTAATATGCAAGAAATTGGGCGTAGCCTGAACATATCATAAGGACTCATTATGAGTAGTTTGCTTACATTAGCTGGTAACGCCGCGCCGACTGGGTTCTACGACTTCCCCATCGAGCAGTCCCTACGCTTCAATGATGACGACAACGCATATCTAAGCCGCACACCAGCTTCGGCTGGCAACCGCAAAACTTGGACATTTAGCTGTTGGGTTAAGCGTGGTAAAGTTAGTGGCACAGATGCTCAAATATTGACGGCTTATA